TAAGATTATGAGATTTCATTTTAAAATGAATAATATTTTTGTATTTGCTACAATAATTTCCATCGTTTTTTTTATTTCAAAGTTTATTGAAATGAGATTTGTGGAAAAAGAAAGCAAACCTTTAAAGTTATTAATACGCGACACCTTATTAGTATATTTTGCGGTTATTGTTGGAAATTTTTTAATTGACCAATTAATGCCGGTCATGAATTTAACTGATAGTATGCGTGCTCCAGTCGTGTTTACGGATAATCCAGAATTTTAATTATTCTATCCGATGATTTCTTCATTACCGATATTTAATATTTTTGGGGTCAACTCATAAAAAATAGAATGATGAACACACCTTTTTCTTATGACATAAAAATACCATTGACTAAAAGAATAATGGTAACAATAATTGTCAAACCAATATTCCGCATAATTCGGGTCGAAATCTTTCTCATAAAAATTTTTTATCAAATTATTAATTATATTTGATAAAAAATGTTTTTCTCTAAAACTTAAGATTATATTTATTATTTCAAACGGTAAATCACGCATTATTATAGTAGTATATAGCCTACTTTTTATATCATTTATGCTGTAATTATTTATTTAAAAATAACGGGAGATACCTCTAGTAGTTATGATTTACACAATTATAAACTTAAAAAAGTATAGAAATAAACGGGTATGATATTATTCTATGTTTAATATTTTCTGATAAAAAAGTAAAGCGATCTAAATTTTTATCTGTCCACCAAGTATAATGAAAACTAACATATAATTTTATATTATATTTTTTGTGTATATTAATCAAATCATCTAATATATATTCTTCCCCGCCTTCAATGTCTACTTTAATAAGTGAAATTTCAGAAACATTAATTTGATATTTTTGTATTATATTTTCTATTGTAATTGTTTCTGTTAAATAATAGTCATCTGAAATTATATCATTAGTGTAAATGTGTGATGTAGAATCATTCATTTTTGAATTTTCTAAATGTTTATTTTTACCAAACTTCACTTCAATATTATCAATATTGAAGATAGCTTTATTAATTAATGTGTAATTAGCATGACAATTTGTGTTTAAATTAAACATCATATCATTAAACGCATGATTATCTGCTTCAATTGAATATACATGCTTTGATTTTCTTGAACCATACATTGCGGTTGTTCCAATCCATCCGCCAATATCAATAAAAATCTTATCTTTTGATAAATATCTATCAAATATTTCAAATGTCTCTTTTTCCCATTGATAATAAATATCCCTCCAAAATGATAAATTTTGATTACTTTCATTATTTTCAATTAAAAATACTTCATCGTTTTTATAAATTTTTAAATAATTATTTTCGAAATATGGTATTAGTGTTCTTGTTATAGTTGAAGTGTTGGTTGTATTAATAGTATATTGTATATATGTTTCATATTTATTATATATTTCATTCTCGATATACCAAGGAATATGTTTTGCTGTAAAATTTCCAGCAACTCTTATAATATGGTCATGATATTTCTTATTGATTAAACAAAATGTAGTATCTATAAGACTTTTATATAATTCATAATTATCATCACATATTTTATTTTCCCAAAATTGTTTTTCCCAATCATATATTGATTTATTATCCGCGTAATTATCAGATTGATACATTTTTTCAAAATCAGATATATCTAAAGCAACCCCAATTTTACTTGTTTTATATTTATCTGATAAGGTTGATAGTATTTCAATAAAATTATGCGGAATATTTTCGTTCATCTTTAAATCTGGGTCCGTTACTATAAATTTATCAGGTAACATATCATATATGTGTGTATTATTGTAATTTGTAATCCAAGGACCAGCATTACTCGAATTATTTATAACTGTAACATCAACCTCTGCTAAAAATTTTATTGTATTTAAACATGTGCTATTGTTATTTAAAATAGAAATATTTTTATAATAGTTTTCATTTATTTTAAAAATTTGTGATAAAGTGTTTTTAACATACTTATAATTATTATAACAAATAATTATTATTGGAATATTCATAAACAAAATACCTATATTTATTTATATTATTTTATATTTAATATGTAAACGTAACTTAAATTAAAATAGGCAACGTATCAATATTAAAAATAGTTTCATTTTTAGGTATTTTTTTATGAGTGATACTAAATGAACTAAATTCTTTTCTTTCAAGTTGTGCTTGCGGAGTATGATTATGAACGTGTCTTGCGATCATTTTATATAATTTAAAATCAGGATACCGTTCCATTCCATTGTTTTTATAAAGTAGATTTACACCCCTATCATCTAAACACCACTCCACAATTAATTTAACTATAGGGTCGCATTTTGTTAAATCTTTAATTTCATAAATATCATCTACTACATAATCAAACATAGAGCACGCGAGTCGACACAAATCAAAACTAAAATTTGGTTCTAATCTTGGTTTATTTTCGTTAAAATATGGTTCGGTATTATATTGGGTTGACGCGTCCCCATTAGTATTAAAACTATCACTACAAAATATTTTATTATTAAATTTATAAATACTTCTACCAAAATCTATAATTTTAAATATCTTTCCAAATGTCGGAACCTTATAGTATTTTTTATTATAGCAATAATATAAATATTTTATTGTCGTGTTATTATACATAACATTATTTGTGTGTAAATCATTGTGTGTCAACGAAAACACCTTTTGGTAAGTAATTAAAATCATTATAATTTGCATCAAATACGCGAACCATTCATCCTCGCTTAATTCGTTGTTTAAAATATAATCATCAAACGTATTTTCAATTTGTTCCATACAAATCACCAAAACCGGGAATTTATAAATAGTAACTTCAACATCTTCACCCGATGATTCACTACTACCCGTATTATCTGTAGTTGATTCTGCGTCATCGTCTTCTTTACACATATTTTCGTCGGATTCGTTGTCAACAGGTTCTGTATCTAAATTGTTTAATTGATGTTCTTCGCTAATTGTGCTAGAAGTATGAGAACTTCTGGATGAAAATGTCGAACTGGTTTTTAAAGTGGTTGTTTTATCCTTTTCAGTAATTAATTTAGAATTCGTTATGTCACATAAATCTAATGTATATGATTTCACATCATCTAAATCGATATGCGTTTTTTCAAAAACATTTTCAAATAATTCGTCGTCTATTGATTTTATAGAAAAGTTTGATTTTAAACTAGATGTGTAATCTATCATTATTGGTATTTTTTTATTTGGTAATAAATAATCCGGATTATTTATATTAAATAGTATGTTTTGTTGTTTAATAAAATAATCAGACTCACTTAAAAAATCAATATCATCCGTTACATTTATTTTATAATTATTTTTAATTGATAAAAAAGAACCGTAATAATCAATACCGTGTAAAAAAAAATATGAGTTTTTTAATATACCAGATAAAAATACGAAAAAACTGTCGACATATGCCGAATTATTCACGTCTAAAAATTTAGGGTTTACGGTTTTAATTGTAGATTGTAAATTTGGTAAATTAAATAATTCGGTTTCAGGAGAGTTATACTTACCAATTAAATATTTATATGGGTCTAACAAAGGAGCCAGTTTAAAAAACACGAGTGTATCTGTTTTTATTTTATTTGTAAACGTGTTCTTTATAGCACAGGAATATAAATATTCATTATCTGGTATATTTTCTTTAACATTTAATAAATACCAAGGATTATTTAAATTAACGTTTAAATAATTAGTCTCGTTTAAACTAAAAAACCGTGTATAAATTGGAATATAATTTTGGGTTTTAGAAAGAAACAACATATCTTTTTGTTCTAAAGTTTCTAAAAGCTCCTTGTTTTTTCTTTTTTGATAATTTATTGTAAACATTATAATAGATTATTTAATATATAAATAATCTATTTTTTTAACTTATAATACTTTAATATAATAATGCGTATTATTTTACAATAAAAAAAATAAAATATATAGTATGTCATTAGAACTTAAAAAATTTGATATGAAAAGTATATCGTTTAAACCGAATGAATCAAAAGGACCTGTTATTGTTTTAATTGGAAGAAGAGATACCGGTAAAAGTTTTTTAGTTAGAGATTTATTGTATTACCATCAAGATATCCCAATAGGAACCGTAATTTCAGGAACAGAAGAAGGAAACGGATTTTACGGGAAAATGGTGCCTAGATTATTTATTCATAATGAGTATAACACCGCTATTATTGAAAACATCTTAAAACGTCAACGTTCAGTTTTAAAACAAATCAAAAAAGAAGTCGAAACTTATAGAAAAAGTAATATTGACCCAAGAACATTTGTTATTTTGGACGATTGTTTATATGATAACGCCTGGACACGAGATAAAATGATGAGATTATTATTTCTTAATGGTCGTCATTGGAAACTTATGTTAATAATTACTATGCAGTATCCTCTTGGTGTCCCTCCAACTCTTCGAACAAACATCGATTATGTATTTATTTTAAGAGAACCTTATATAGCAAATAGAAAACGAATTTACGAAAATTACGCGGGCATGTTTCCAACATTCGAATCGTTCTGTCAAGTAATGGACCAATGTACTGAAAATTACGAATGTCTCGTTATAAATAATAATGTTAAATCTAATAAATTACAAGACCAGGTCTTTTGGTATAAAGCAGATAGTCATAACGATTTTAAACTTGGGTCGAAAGAGTTTTGGGAATTATCAAAGGGTATAAACTCTGATGATGAAGATGAAAAATATGACCCGGACAATTCAAAAAAACGAGGTGCGGGACAGAAAATAAGTGTAAAAAAAACATCGAAATGGTAAAATATGTGTTGCTCTAAAAAAAAGGATACTTATTGTTCCAATACATTCCGTCTCCTTTTTTTACATCATACATTGCTTGAAATGTATCTAATCTTGATAACGGAATATTAACTCTATATTTATTTAATGCGTGTGGATTGTATAAAATTCGATAACTCGCGTGTTTATTCAGGATTTTTTCTTTCATATTATTAGCGTAAAATATATAAAAATCTTCTAATATAAGTTTTGCTAATTTTAATGGAACTTCAAATTTTACTTGATAATCCTTTAAATATTCAACACATAAATATATGCTATTTACATCAGCGAAATTTTCAGAAATACTTATATCTGTTAAATTAACTTCAGTTTTATCTTTTTTGGAAGCAAGTATATATTGTTCTTTAAGATTTTCCTGAATTTTTAAAAAATGCTTTTTATCATTATTTGACCACCAATCTTTTAAATTTCCGTTTAAATCATATTTTGAACCAGTAACATCTAATGAATGTAATAACTCGTGAGCTAAAATATATCCCATATTTGATATATTATACGCTATTCCACTTTCTTCTAAATCTATAAATGGTTTTTGAATAAATGCTAAGGGTACATAAATTGAATTTGTAGAACGGTTATATCTTGCGTTTACAATAAATGCTTGGGATTCAATAAACACGAACGGTCTTTGTGTCCAATCAATTGTAGGTAATAATGTCACCGGTTTATTTATTAAATTAATGAGTTCGTTTATTTTCCAATCCATTATTCTTATTAAATTTCCCCATATATCAGTACTTATAAAATTTATATCTGGGTCGTCAATTACATATGATGACTCACCTACAATAACCTTAATATTTTGAATTTTTAATAAAGCGTAATTTATTGTTTTTGGGTCCATCCATTTATTTTTTTTGATATTTTTATATAACACGATTTTTAAATCATTAATTAAGAATTTTATATAATTAATAGAATAATCATTCTTATATTTAGCAACATATGACCTTGATAATAAGTTATTAAATGGTATTAACAATAGTTTGACTGCTCTAACTTTATCAGCATATTCTGATATATTTCCTCTTATAAATTTTGAAAAAAGAAGTTCACCAGATGTATGCCACTTATTGGTAAATCGTGCGACCTGTTCAACATATATAAGAATCCAATAATTTCTCCATTTATCCGTATTCCATTTTTTTAACATTAAACTCGTAATGTTTTTAAAATAATTTAAATTTATAGTAATACATGTTGTAGGAATTGTACGAAAACCGATTTCTTTTAAAAATTCGGTATAATTAAAAGTATATGTATTTGTTGTTTTTGTATTAAGTTTATAATATGTTAACGTATTATCATTAGTATCACCTTCATTTTCATAAAAACATAACGCAATCTCTCTTAAAACCTCAATATAATCTTTTCCATTTAATCCTAATTTATTATTATCTCCAAATATGTTTTTTATTAAAGTATCCAAATAATTTACATAAGCACTTACACTACTATTTAATTCAGGATTATTAACGTCCAAAAAAAAATCAATAGGGAAAAGATGTTTAATTGGTTCAAAGTAAATACTATAAGTATTTGTATTTTTTTCATCGGGTTTAATATCAAAAAATAAAGGAGAACCGCTTGAAGATACTATCTTATTTTTACACGTCATAGCTAATATTCTCCACAAATTATTTTTTAATGGGTCATTAATTAACTCAACTATATGATCTATATAATTATTAATGTTAATCATACTGCTTTCTGGAGTCATTAACGCATTTGCTGAATCGTAAAATTCTTTCATATTTACTATTTCTTTTGAGGTCGAACTAGTTTCAACAAGTTCCTTATATATTTCAAAAATTTCATCATATACCTTTTCTTGTATTTTATCAAAGGTGTTATATGTGTTTAATGTTATCTTGTTATGTTTGTTCCAATATGCGTTCACATATTGATAAAAATTATCACATGGTTTAGGTGTAGGTTCTTTTAAATAAGAATTAAAACCCTCATAATATTTATTGGTTGAATTATTAAAATTTAATAATTCTTTATATGTATATTGTTTTTGAAAACTTTTATAAAGAATAACATTAGTTCCACAAATTAAATCTTTATCATTTTGACTTATTTTTCTAGTTTTATTTTTTTTTATCATTATATATATAATATTTATAAAAACTGAAGTGATTTTGTAGTTTTATTGAACATACGGTCATTTTTATGAATATTATAGATTTCCTTAAAATAATTACTTCTTGATATCATTAAATTAACGATAGATTCATCAATAATATACGGAATACCGACCAGTTTGTCATTAACCGTATACGTCCATATTTTTTGTCTTAATAAATATGCAATATATGTATATAAATGTTTGATTTTCAATTTAATTAAAACGTATTCTAAATTTTGTTTTTCATGAAACTCTTTTAAGTATTGCTCACAAATAATAAAACTATTAATATAAGCTACTATATCATTTGATAGTGATGTTGTCAATTTTATATTATAATTACTTGTATTAAACCTTAAGTATTGTTTTAATAATTCGGAACTATATAAATTATATATGTAATTGTCTCTTTTAGACCACGTGTTTCCGTAAACACCGTTATAATCATATGTAGAACCTTCTAATGTAATTGACCGTATCATATGACTAACAAGTAAAAATCCTATATTTCCTAAATTATATTCCAAACTTTGACCATTTAAGTCCAATAATGGAGGTTGTAAACATGCTAAAGGTACATATAATATATTTGTTAGGTGTGAAAAAGAAATTTTTAAATTAAAAATTTGAGAACCCGAAAATTCAAATGGATACGCATACCAATTAATATCAGGTAAATTTAAAATATATTTATTTGTAAGAGATAACATAAAATTATGCCTATGATTAAAATAATCGTTAAAGTTTTTCCATATATCATTATTTGTATAATCTATATCAAAATCATCTACAATTGTTAACGGTCTTCCTATTATGATTTTTAAATGTTCGGCACATAGTATTGCGTTCTTTTTGGCGTGAGGTGTAAAAAAATTGCTGGTTCGGACCATATTTACATATACCTTTTTTAGGTCATTTGATAGATTCGTCATAAATTTAATAGCGTCATAATTATTATATTTAGATATATATAAATTTGTAAATAATTTATTGAACACCATTAAACAATGAGAATCCGCACGAATCTCTGGAGGTCTATATATTCGAACTCCTGTATTAAATGTTCTCGAAAAAGCATCCCGAATTTTTTTACTTTTACTATTAAACATAGCTAGTGATTTAAATACTATATAATACCAACAACCTATCCATTCTTTTGTATTCCATTCGTTGCTTAATAATTTGCATACATTTTTTAAATAAATTAAATTTGAACAAATTATTTCTTTTGGCATATTATCACTACTATATCCAAATTCAGTTAAATATTCATTATAATTAAAATCAGATTCTGTTAAGGTTTCACTATTAGTAATAATTTCATAATTTTCCGTTAGATATGTATTATTAAAACATATCCATAATTTTTGAAAACATTTACGGGTATCAACCGGATTAAATCCGTGATTTGGACCTAAAAAAAAGACATATAAATCTTCAACATATTTATAATACTTAGTTAAATAAAATTCTTTAATTTTTGGGTCAACTTTAAAATCATCATCATGTACAAATCTATTATTATGAAATATAATTGGGGAAATATATACGGAATATACGATTGGTTTAAAGACGTTTGGTTTACATTCACACATAAAAGGTAAACTTTGGTTTGCTATAATTAAATTTTTACTAAAAAATGCTAAAAGTTTCCATAAATTATTACGTAATGTATCATTTGTCATTTCATCTATAAAATTCATATAATAATTGGCGTGTTCTCTTATTCCTATATCAGAATTTAAGTTCTTTGCAGAGTTCCAAAAATTTAAAACATTCTTTTTCATTTTAGGTTCTTGATTGTCATCATTTATATACTCATTAAACATATCGAATATTTGTTTATCAATAATTTGGAGTTGAACCGAATTAGAATCAGAAACACTATATTCATACATATAAGTCTCTTTTATTTCGCGAATCCAATCATTATTTATGTATTTATAATAATTATTTTTCTGTAAATTTATAACATTCTTTTCTTGATCTTTAATAATAAAATTTAATAATTTATTATTATAATCTGTATTATTTAAAGAGATAGATTCAAAATTACTAAATTGTAATGTGTTGCTTTTACATAAAATATTTTTTTCTTTTTCACTTAAATTAATGATAGAATTTATCGGTTCTTCTCTTCTATTTTTTTTTGTTTTATTTTTTTTGGTTTTTTTATTTGTTTTAGTATTCATTATATATTAAAACAAATATTATTAATTTACTTTATTTATCATTATTATTTTTTACCGGTAATAATATTTTCCCCTTCAAATAATTCATTTTTTATATCTGATGTCAATATAACATCTTGTTCCTTAAGTTTATTTTCTTGTGTGTTAATATTATTCACTCCAATTAAATTTCCAGTATCATCAATAGTTTGGGTTAACTTATTTCCAGATTTCTCAGCATTTTTAATATTGTCTTCAATTGCCTTTTGTTTTGTATCCTTTAATCTTTGGTCAAATGTGTTCTTTGCGTTAGTTTCGTTCTTTGCTTTTTCGTGCATTAATTGATTTAATTCTTCTTCCATATATTCAACCCGACCCGTTTTATATGATTCTGGATCCCAAGGCATCCATAAACCAACTGGACCTACAAACACATCGTGATTTGGGTCAACCTCCCTTAACATTTTACACCTTAATTCTGCTTCCTCAATAGATGGATACACTCCACGTATTTTTAACCCTCTTGTGCTAGTTTGGAAATTGTGTTTAACACCAAATAATTTTTCTAATTCTTCTTCATTATTATCTAAAAAGGTTTTATAATCATCTTCTATTTTATAAATCATAAGATTAGACCTTTCTTCATTAACAAACTCTTTAAAATCAGTTGTCAAATCTTCAAAGGTAAGTTTATATTTAAATGAAACAAAATTAAGAAATTGGACAAATTTTTCCATCGATTTGTTGAAATCCCATTTCTTTAGGAATTCCTCAAATAAAAAAATTTCTTTCTGTTTAAGAATCTTATCTGGAGAAATAAACGATACACATACAAATTTTTGACAAGCAATTGGTTTATCTTCATCTAGCACATCCACATATTTAGGATTAGATTTTCCTCCCTTTGTTTTTCTTTCAAAAGATGTTTTAGCTGTTTTCTCCTTATAAGACATTTTATTAATTATTATTAACTATTTAAGTTTTTTAATATTTAATATATATTTTTTTCTTTTTAATTTATATAATGAACGGATTAGTTAATATTGGCGAATTAGTTAAACGAATGATTAAATATTTGGTTCAGGGTTTAATGATTGCGATTGTTGCTTATGCTATCCCAAAACGTTCCTTAGATATTCAGGAGATTGGGTTACTTGCATTAACCTCGGCAGCCACCTTTTCTATTTTAGATACTTTCCTACCTTCAATGTCCTCCGCTGCTAACACCGGCGCTGGTTTTGGAATTGGCGCAAACTTAGTTCATTTCCCAGGTGGAAGGTTTTAAATACACGTTTCTCTAAATATAATAATGCGATATATTTTACATTATTATATAGTTGGTATAAATTCCCAGTTTAATTCTTTACATATTTGTTTCCAAATGGTGTCTTGTTCGATTCTTTTTTCTTTATCTTTTAACATAGGATAATATTGTAAATATTGGGTTTCATTAAGAAGTTCACATAATTTATATGCTGTATAATAGTAATTCAAAAAATTGACTCTATCACTCGGACAAAATTTAGAGTATGGAGACTGTAATTCGATAAACAAATTACATAGTGTTTCTTCTAATTCGGGAGACATAACCGGCGGTTTAATTCCCAATTTATTTTTTATAAATGGGATGTGTTCATAAAATTTATTATAACCCAATTTTTTTAATATTTCCTTTGTTTTATTATTATTAATCTGAGATATATCAATACGTTCCTTTTTTATTTGTAATTTTATATTTTCAATTATTTCTGGTGATATTTGGGTTGTTTCTTTTCCTTGAAATTGGGCAAGAATTTCTTTAAAATGATTTATTCTTTTATACGCATAAAAACAAACCTCTTTAGGAGGTTCTTTATAAGATGGTTTCTCATTTTCGATTAAATAGGGAATATTTCTTGAACAACAATTACAAATTAAAACCCCTTCATCTTCCATAGGGATTAATTCGCCTTTATAACAATATTTACATATATCTGTTTGATAAATAAACGAATTAATATCTAAAAAACTATCATCTATATTTCTCAAATATTTATTCACAATATTATTATCATTAAAACTATTTATCTCAGGTTTAGTAGTTTCATCAGAACCTTTTATTTTAAAAAAATCATCTAAGATTTTATTTTTTGTGTTTATCTTTATATTTGGTTGAATTTCAGAAATATTTTTTTTATCCTCGAAATAATCAAATATATACTTTGAATTGTCCAAATAATAATCCTTTTTTTTATTTTTTAGATCCTTAATTGCTTGGGTAATTTCAAGTATCTTATCTTTAATATCAAGGATTTGCTCTATATTTTCAGTTTTCTTTAAAATATTTAATAATTCTTTCTTTTCATTCTTTAAATTAGGGATTTTATCATTATCGTCTTTACAAAATTCAGTCAATATCTCTTTATGCTTTCCATCTAATGTTATTGAATCCTTATTATTGAACTTAATTTTTTTTGTTGTTTTTGGTTTAAAACTTGGCATTAAATTAATTATACCTTTTTTTTTAAACTTTATTTATGTGAATATATTTTAACAAGTTAAAACATATTTTATGTTTTCTTTATTTTTATAAAATGGAATTAAATGTTAATTTAGAAAATAAAAAACATACTAAATTTGATAAAATACAAATGCATAAAATGGTTCTCTTGTATAATGCTCTTGATAATGGTTGGTCTGTATACAAAAAAAACGATTCTTATATTTTTTCCAAGAATCATGAAGGGAAAAAAGAAGTATTTGTAGATTCTTATTTAATCGATTTTATTAAATATAATATGAATTTAAAATAAAATATTGACCCTCCATGTATCGTGTCAAATTGTAAATACCCATATTTATGAGTTTAAACATTCAAACATTAAACATTTAATTAATTTAATTTAATTAAATATTTAGTTTTTTTTTCTTTAGCAATATTATAAAATGGGTGGTGGATTAATGCAATTAGTCGCTTATGGCGCACAAGACGTATACCTTACTGGAAATCCTCAGATTACTTTTTGGAAAGTAACCTATAGACGATACACCAACTTCGCAATTGAATCCATCGAACAAACATTTAACGGACAAGCCGATTTTGGTCGAAGAGTTCAATGTGTTATCAGTCGAAACGGTGATCTTGCTTACCGCACCTATCTTCAGGTAACCCTTCCAGAAATTAACCAAAGTATGGGAAATACTAGTTATAACGCATTAGCAACTAATCATGGAGTTTATGCCCGTTGGTTAGACTTTCCAGGAGAACAACTTGTCGCACAAGTTGAGGTTGAAATTGGAGGTCAACGCATTGACCGACAATATGGTGATTGGATGCATATCTGGAATCAGCTTACTATGACTTCCGAACAACAAAGAGGATACTTTAAAATGATTGGAAACACCACTCAACTTACATTTATCACTGATCCATCTTTTGCTGCCGTTGATGGTCCATGTGACTCAACTGCTCCTCGCCAGGTATGTGCTCCTCGTAACGCACTTCCAGAAACCACCTTATATGTTCCCCTTCAATTTTGGTTTTGTTCTAACCCAGGTCTTGCCTTACCTTTAATTGCTCTTCAATACCACGAAGTTAAGATTAATCTTGATATCCGTCCTATTGATGAATGCTTATGGGCTGTTACTACTCTAAGTTGTAATACCGGTATTGGAAACTCATCATCCAATCAATTGACTACTGGAACTTCTGTTCCAGCAACTATCGCATACAATCAATCCCTTGTTGCTGCCTCTCTTTATGTTGATTATGTATTTTTAGATACCGATGAACGTAGAAGAATGGCACAGAACCCTCATGAATACCTTATTACACAACTTCAATTCACAGGCGATGAATCAGTTGGTAGTTCATCCAACAAAATTAAACTTAACTTTAATCACCCTGTAAAGGAACTTATTTGGGTAGTTCAACCAGACCAAAACGTTGATTACTGTTCAGCATTAACATGTGACGCAACCCTTTTTAAAGTTCTTGGTGCTCAGCCATTCAATTATACCGATGCTATTGATGCCCTTCCAAACGCAATTCACGCCTTTGGTGGTCCTCAATCTGTTGCCGCAACAAGTCAATCATACATCACCGATAACGGATTATTCCAGGATGCGGGAGCAATTGATGCCCTACCAAATTATTCCGGATATTGGAATGGAGTAGATAGTCCTTATACTGAACCAGACTTTAAGGGTTTCGGTATTGAATCATCTGTTTCTGATGCTGGAACTTTCGTTCTTACTGAAACATCTATCGACATGCATTGTTGGGGACAAAATCCAGTTGTTACTGCTAAATTACAACTTAACGGACAGGATCGCTTCTCAGAACGTGAAGGAACCTACTTCTCGTTGGTTCAACCTTACCAGGCACACACACGTAATCCTGATGAAGGTATTAACGTATACTCCTTCGCTGTTCGTCCAGAGGAGCATCAACCAAGTGGCACATGCAACTTCTCCAGAATTGATAACGCCACACTTCAATTGGTGCTTTCAAATGCTACCGTAGAAGGAACAAACACCGCAAAAGTAAGAGTTTACGCTACCAACTACAATGTATTAAGAATAATGTCGGGCATGGGCGGCCTTAACCTAGCACAATATTTGTTGCTAATCAGGGCCAAACAGTTGGCTGCCATATTAGATATTTGCTTACTAATATGGATAAACAGTGTAAAGCAAATATGCGATTTGTATAATGTCGCATTATATAACCAGCTAGTCTCTTATTGACTGTTAAGTCAATCGGAGGCAACATTTCTAAATTGCGGGAAACTCCTTAGAGCTTTTTCTACTACTTTGTCATATGAAAATATTTCAAATACTCGGGGTAATGACCTAGAGCATAGTAATAACGAAAAAGATTGGAAAATCCGCAGCCAAGCTCCTAAGTGCGCTACGCAAGCATATCGGAGAAGGTTCAGAGATTATAATGGGATGGGTTTGAAAGAATTAGCAATTCTTAATGATAACTTAAGGTATAATCCGCCCTGTATAGAAATATATGGGATACTGCGTGCTTACTCAAATTAAGCGTGTGGGTTACAAAAATATATTACAAATAAAAAAATTGATTATAATATTAAATTATAATCAATAACAAAAAATAAATGACAACTAAACTTGAAATAATCGAACAAAACATAAAAAGCATATATCCTAATTATGAACTAATTTATATTCCAGGACATTATTTGTCATTAGGAAAAGATGCGAATATTATGAAAAATCCAATTTGGAAATTAAAAAACGATAATCATGAATTTTTATTAATGTATTGTGAAAAAGATACCCTATGTAAATTATGTAATATAAGTTATCAAAAAATAATAGATTTTGAAACGGATTTAAATAATGGTAAAAAAATAACGTGGTTTAAATCTGCTAATGGATACATTAGCGGAACAAGCAAATTATATATTCATCAAATAATAACCGGATGTTATGGAAATGGTAAAGGAACCAAAAATATTAGTGTTGACCACATTGATAGAAACCCTAAAAATAATATTTTTGATAATTTAAGAATAGCAACAAGAGATGAACAAGAACAAAATAGTAAAGGTATTAAACCAGGAACAAAAAGAGAAAGAAAACAATCCGCAAAACCACTACCTTACGGTATAACACAAGATATGATGAAAAAATATGTTGTATATTATCACGAATGGTTAAATGTAGAAAAATCGAAAAGTCGTGAATTTTTCAAAATCGAAAAACACCCGAAATTAAATAAAATATGGATTGGAACAAAATCAAATAAAATATCTATTAGTGATAAATTGTTACAGGCTAATAATGTAATTATTGAATTAGATAAATAATATTAAATATCCTTAAATTTGTCATAAACATGCTTTCTCAATTCTGTATAATATAAATATCTTTCTTTAGTTAACTCGGTTTCATTTATTTTACAATTTCCGGTTGAGATTTGCTCAACATTTTTTTTTAAAATATTAGAATTAGGGTTTTCTTGAATTATTGTGTTATATATCCGGATAGTTTTCCACCCTTCTAAAATTTTTTCAAATATATATATTACTTCATTAGCAGTTGCCCTTCGTTTTTCGGTTTGTTTAATATCCCGCCTCTTTTGTTTAATTAATTTATATTGTTGTTGATCCATATAATATGAATATATACCACAAATTTAAATATTATTTTATAAATTTAATTAATTGTTTTTTATCTTTTAAATTATAAATTTTATTTGGCAGTAAATATATCAATTTATTTTTTATAATAATTTCTTGATTAATCCAACTATTATTCATTTATATATATTATATAAAAAATCGGCGTTTTAAATGGGCAAAGGTGTAAAAATATTATATATAATGGATTTTATTATAGATAATTAGAAAGTAAACTTAAATGTCTATAAGTTAATTGTCGACAATAACCAATATAAAAATAGATACTATTTAATATAATGGGATTATCTAAAAATAATGATTGTGACTGGACTATTTATAAATTTATTAAAAAGTTGTGCGGATGTTGTAGACACAAGGACCCATCGACAACCGCAGAGTATACATCTCCTTTATTATTATTAGACGAAGATTGTAAATCGTCTAATTCGGTGTTTGTTATTTGAATACTTAATTTTAGAACAATAAAAAAATAAATATAATTTATTTTTTTATTTACAATTTTACAATACTTACAATCTAACTTAACCATTTAACAACTATTAACAACTATTAACAACTATTAAATAATCTATTCATATTAATAATTTCTGGTTTGTCGGTATCTGATGTAAACAACTTCATAATTTGACTATCATCGCGAAATCTAACTGTATAATCTTGTTGGTATTTGTTTCTTCCAACACGACCCATTGCTTGTATAATTTTTTCTTGAGTAAGTTCTAAATCTTTGCTTAAATACCCGTGACAAAATTGATAATTAGTTCCATAAATATAATCGCTTGATGCGATGATTAGATATAATTTTTGTTCGTCGGCAAGTTTTTTCATTATTTCAGTATAATTAATGTTTTCGTGGTTTGTGAAAACACCGATACCCATTAATAACAATACTTTCCAACTATCATTGACTCCTTGTAATAACATTATTTTATTTATTAAGTCTTCGCTAATATTACTTGAGAACGCATTTTGTGGATTTAATTCTCCTGCCCATTTTTGTATATGATTTAATTTGTTTGGAACAAAACATTCGTTTAATGTTGCCGTTTTAATCATAGACCTAAGTGTTTCTAATTGAGACGTTATTTTTAAAGATTCGTTTTGTGTTTTTGAAGATGACGGATCACGATTACATTTATGGTCGTTTTTGGCGGATGATTTTCCCCCTTTATCTGTATCTTTAACGGCAACATCCTTATTGTTAATGTCTTCTAAATCTTTTTCTAATTTGAGTATTTTATCATTTATGGAGTTGTTAAATTCTATTTTTTTTAAAATATCATTCATAATTTGAATGGGTATATTTGCTTGTTGAACGCAAAAGTTCGATATTTTTTCAACATTATTTGATAAGAATATGGTTGGACCATCTGTTAATGTATATGCGTCTTTTGTTGTGAGATATATGGCGCAATTATCAGGTGTTTCTGTTACTTCGGTATTAATTGGTTTACTAGGTATATTTGGTTCGCTGGCAAGTCTTAATAAAGGAACCCCTTCAAAATTACCACAAGTTGATCCTGGACCCAAACTATTGATTTTCGATATTTTATTTCCTTTTGAATTAATTGTATTATTTGGTAAGATACGTTTTTCTCTTGAGTTTTTAAGAGTTAAGTAAATAGAACCCCATAATCCAGGAATAATATTTTTTAGTAAATTTAAATAATATAATTTAATATTTTTCATATCAATATCATCAAGAGATGCGAACGAACGTTCTATTTTAAATCTTAATGGTGTATAATTATTGTTTTGGACGAGCATTATAAATCTAATGACTTCTTTTAAATCGAAATATCTTAATAATGTTAAATAGTTCTCACAATGATTAACAATTTTCAAAATCTCGTCGTAGTCTTGACTTAGATAGTGTGGGAGAACAACATAACCATTATTATTTATGATTGGAATCGATTTTTTACAATCGTTACTAACAATACTAATTATATCCGCATTTGGAAATTTAGTTTTAAAATCGTTTGTTGTATCTGTTAATTCGTGTAATTTCGGCAAGGTTGCTGAAGATAGAACCATATTTTCGATTAGGTTTTCACTCCAATTTTTTTTAATAATTGCGTGAAATTCGTGTTCTTCATAATCGAGCGTTATGGTTGGTTCATCCCAATAGACTATTACATTTTCGGATTTATTAAAGGATAACATATAATACATTGCTGGCAAATAAGATTTAAT